CTAATTGATGAAATCAAAGATGACAAGTATTGTGGTCACGCTCAAGAAAGAGCGGTTTCATTTTTTAATACCGTAAAAAACAAAAGAATCTCATTAACTAATGGGTTACTTAAACATTTCCAATTAAATTCACACGGAACTCAGACTATTAAGGTTAATTACGAAGTCAGTCATAATAAATTAATTTTTAATCAAATATGAAAAAAATTTTATTTTATAATGATTGGCACAATGGAGACATACATATGTCAAGAGAATATGTTAAAGATTTGATGAGTGTTTTAGGTCAAAATGAATATTTTTATTATCATACCAATAACAACTCAATTTTATCCGATATTGATAATTTAAAATATACAAATAATAAAAATATTACAACGGATTTAAATATTAATACTTGGATTGGTCAATTTTGGCGTAAAAATAATAAATTTAATGGTTGTAACTTCCAAAGTTATTATAATGTCATGAAAGAACTTTATGGTAATTTAGGGATTTTTGATAAAATCAAACCCATAGAACACTATATTCCATCAATTAACTATTCTAAATTTAATGTTTTTAATTCTAACATTGATTCGATAAAAGGTAAAAGAAATATCTTATTTTGTAATAATTTAGTAAACTCTAAACAGTCTACAAATTTTGATTTTAGTGAAATAATAAATTTATTAGGTAATAATTTTCCAAACATTAATTTTATTGTAACAAATAAAGAAAAAAATATTAAAGAAACTGATAACGTTTTTTATACCACAAATATTATTAAGGGAAATAATAATTTTGACCTTAACGAAATCTCATACTTATCAACACACTGTGACTTTATTATTGGTAGGTCTTCGGGACCTTATAGTTTCTCAGTAGTTAAAGAAAATATATTAATAAAAAAGAAAAAATTTATTTGTTTTACTAACACTATAAAAGATTGTTGGTATTTAAATGACTTAGTTGATTTAGTTTGGAGTAATAACTATAATTATGAAAATATAATAAACATAATTAAAAATGAATTAATTAAATTGTAATATGGAAACTATAGGTAATTTAATAGACAAATTAACAGTTGTTAACATAAGAATTTGGATGGCCGAAGATGTTAAAAGAAATTCTGATGCGACTGACTCTCAAATCGCAAAGGCAACTAAAATAACAAATGTTGCGAACCAACAAAGAAACGATTTAATTCAAGAAATTGATGAATCAATTAATGATTTGATTAGTAATCAGAAAATTCAAAAATTATATAAACAAGGGTCAACTAAAATGTATGGAAAACACTAAATTTATTAAGGTATGAAAAAAAATATTGTCATATTAGGACCTTTAGGTCAGGATGGTAAATTATTATCGTCTATCTTAGATAAAGATAATTATAATGTATTTGGTGTGTGTAAAGAAAACACCAATTCAGAAAGAATAAAATTTCATGAAGAAAATTTTAACACTAAAATATTCTGTATAGATTTAGTTTCATACGAAAAAACTAAAGAACTGTTAGATAGTATATTACCCGATATCATTGTTAATTTTTGTGGTATTACCAACGTATTTAACCCATGGGAAGATATGGATTTGATTTTTAAACAAAATTGTACAATTCCATTAAATATTATGGAATACATATCCAAAAACAATAAAGATATTTTCTTTTTTCAGTCTTCATCTTCATTAATATATGGTAGGTCCGAAAAAAATCATATAGGTCATTTTAGTAATTTTTCACCAATTTACCCATATGGTATCACTAAACTATATACTCATAATTTCTTAAATGAATATAGAAAAAACTTTAACCTTAAATGTTCATCAGGGATATTTTTTAATCACGAATCCCAATATAGAGGGGATAATTTTTTAACAAAAAAAGTAGCTAATTTTATTTCTAAAGTATTAAAAGGAGAAAAAGGGGTTTTAAAATTAGGGGATTTATCTTCTAAAAGAGATGTGAGTCACGCAATTGATTTTATGTATGGGGTTAAACATATTATTGATAATGAACTGAACGATGATTTTATTTTTAGTAGTGGTAAACTAACTAGTACCAAAGAATTAGTTGAATTATTTTTTTCCAAATATGGGTTGGACATGAATAATTTTGTTATTCAAGATGAGACATTAAAAAGAAAAGATGACATTTGTATTTACGGAGATGATACAAAATTACAGTTAACAGGGTGGAGACCAAAAAAAAATCTAAATGATTTAGTTGTCGATATGGTTGAATTTGAATTAAATAATCAAAATTTTATATATTAAAAAATGATGAAAATTTTATTAGTTAATCACACCCAACAACAATGCGGAGTTTATCAATATGGAAAAAGAGTTTCTGACATTTTAATTAATGATAAAAGATATAATTTTTATTATTATGAGACAGATACTTCTTTAGACTTTATTAAAAAAATAAATGAATTATCTCCTGATGTAATAATTTATAATTGGCACGGCTCAACAATGAAGTGGTTAACATTTGAAATCACAAATAATTTAAAAGATAAAAAACAATTATTTATTTTTCATGAAAGTATATTCCCATCCAATTTTAAAACCGATGGTTTTATAATGTGTGATTTCAATGAAGACGAAAAAAATAAAAAATTTTCAATACCAAGACCTATTTTTGAAATTAAAACTAAAAAAATTCAAAATGATATACCAATTATAGGTAGTTTCGGGTTTGGGTTTGAAAATAAGGGATTTGAAAAAATATGTCAATTAGTTAATTCTTCTTTTGACAGAGCGATAATTCATTTACACATAACAAACGCATTTTTTGGTGATAAGAACGGAGTAATTTCAAATAGGGTTATTGAAAGATGTAAAAGTATCATAACAAATAAAAATATTGAATTAGTGATTACAACTAATTTTATGTCTAATGATGAAATATTGGATTTTTTAAATAAAAATACTGTTAATATATTTTTATATGATAATATGCCAGGTCGAGGACTATCTTCAACTATAGATTATGCTGTTAGTGTGGACACCCCACTTATAGTTAATAATTCAAATATGTTTAGACATTTATTATCGGATAGACCGGAGATTTCTATTGAAAATAACTCAATTAATGATATACTTAATATGGGAATTGAATCTGTACGACATTTTAGAAAAAAATGGAGTAATGACGAAATGAGAGATAAATTTTATAAAATTTTACAAAAAATATGATGAAAGAATTATTTACGTTAGGAAATCTTTATGTTTCGGATTTCCTAAATGAAGGAGAGTCGGCTAGAGGTGGTAGTGTTGAAATGAAAATGATGATGGATGAAAATGGTTCTGTTAGATTAGAACAGATTGCTCCATTAGATACTATGTATGGGAAATATTGGTATCGTTCAGGTATTAATGATACAATGAAAAAAGAACTTAACGGAATCGTTAATTCTATCACCGATATTGTAAAACTAAAAGAAAATGACTTATGGGTGGATATTGCTTGTAATGACGGAACTTTATTAAGTTATGTCCCTAAGAATTTACTTAGAGTTGGAATTGACCCTGTTGATGATTCTTATAAAGTAGAGTCGGAAAAACATTCAAATTTAATTATCCAAGATTATTTTTCTTATGAGGTTTTTAATAAATCTAAATTTGGCGACCTTAAAGCAAAGGTAATAACCACAATAGCAATGTTTTATGATTTAGAGGAACCTAAAAAATTTGTAAACGATATTGTTAAAGTACTTGACGATAATGGTGTTTGGGTCTTACAACTATCTTACACTCCACTTATGTTAGAACAATTAGCTTTTGATAATATATGTCACGAACATGTTTATTATTATTCATTATTTAATATTAAAAAAATGTTTAAAGAATGTGGTATTGATATTATGGACGTTCAATTAAATGATACTAATGGAGGTTCGTTTAGAATTTATTGTATGAAAGAAACTTCAGATAAAACAAATTTTGGTTCTCAACCACATAGAGATATTTGTAAATTTAGAGTTAATTCTCTTTTACAATATGAAGAAACTTTAAAATTAGATTCTATCGACACTTGGTTGGATTTTTATAATCGAATAAATGAATTAAAGGAAAAAACCGTTTCATTTATTAAATCTGAAAAAGAAAAAGGTAAAAAAATATGGGGTTATGGAGCATCAACAAAGGGTAATACTTTGTTACAATATTTTGGATTAGACCATACCTTAATTGAGGGTATTGCCGAACGAAGTCCACATAAATTCGGACTAAAAACTGTTGGAACTAACATCCCTATTTATTCTGAACAAGAGATGAGAAATCAGAAACCTGATTATCTATTGGTATTACCTTGGCATTTCATTAATGAATTTGTTGAGAGAGAGTCCGACTTTTTAAAAGATGGTGGTAAATTTATTGTACCTTGTCCTAAATTTAAAATAATTTAATTATGATAAAAGAAATAACACACCTAAATAAAAAAATATCAATAAATTTACACGAAAATGAAATTGTTTCTTCTGTAATAAATAATAGTAATAGCTTTTTTGAAATAAAGTTTTTAGAATTTGTTAGAAACAATTTCCAAAAACAAAAAACAATTATCGATATTGGGGCAAACATTGGTAATCATTCTTTATTTTTTTCGGAATTTTTAGAATATGATGAAATAATTTGTTTTGAACCGTTTGAAAGAAATGTTGAGTTACTTAAACTTAATTTAATTGGTAAAAATTGTAGGATAATGGATTACGCACTTAGTGATTCAGAATCCGAAAAAATATTATACAATAGCCAATCAAATAATTTTGGTGGATTTTCATTACATTCTTATGATGGAAGTAAAGGTGAAAATAAATCATTTATTGTTAAAGACAAAGTAGTTACTAAGACTTTAGATAGTTTAAATCTTACTAATGTTACTATGATTAAAATAGACGTTGAAGGTCATGAGAACTCTGTATTAAATGGTGGAATTGAAACAATAAAAAAAAATAGTCCAATAATTTTTATTGAGAATTTAAGTAGTGGATATCCTCATTTGTTTAAGGATTCCCAATTTGATGAGTTTTTTGAAAAAATAAACTATAGTAGAATCCATAAAAATATTGAAGGTAGCTTCATGGATTTATGGATACCAAAAAAATAAATAAAATGTATTACTCACAATCAAACCAAGACAAATGGGTTGTTGAATTTTTAAAGTTCAAAAAAAACGGATATTTTATTGAGTTAGGGGCCTATGATGGTATACAAACAAGTAATACCTATTACATGGAAACAAATTTAGGATGGGAAGGAATTTGTGTTGAAGCGAACCCAAGAGTCTATCAGTCTTTAATTAAAAATAGAAAATCAAAAAATATTAATGTCGCGTTAAACAATTATGTTGGGGAATGTTTTTTCACTAACGATAAAATCACTACCACAGGGATTAGGGTTTCTTGTAATACATTAGATAATATTTTAAAAGAAAATAATTGCCCTAAAGACATTGATTATCTATCTATTGATATTGAAGGATATGAATACATTGTCCTTAAAGATTTTGATTTTAAACAATGGAATATTGGTCTTATAACAGTTGAACATAATTTATATTGTGATGGTAACGATAGGAAAAATAAATTATATGAACTATTAACTAACAATGGGTTTACTAGAGTTGTTGAAGATGCTCCGTGTTTGGATAAAAATCCTTTATACCATAATAAACCTTATGAAGATTGGTATATAAATAGTAATTTATTAATGGTTTAATTACAAAATATAATATATGATAACAATAATTTACTCAACACATAAAGACCCTGAATATAATAACAAATTTAGACAACATTTGTTACAAACAATTGATGTTAAAGACCCCCAAATATTAGAATATGTGAACAATAACCAATTTTCATTATCTGAGGTTTATAATAAAGGGATTTCGGAATCTATATACGATATTGTTGTATGTTGTCATAACGATATTAAGTTAGAAAAAGGTTGGGGAAAAAAACTATTAAAAGATTTTAAAGAGAACGATGATTACGGTATCATTGGTAAAGCGGGGTCATGTTATTTTCCTGAATCGGGAGTTTATTGGGAAAAAATGGGTCAAACTATGGTTGGCCAAGTTTACCATCATCCTGAAGGAAGTAAAAAATGGGTGAATAACTATTCGGCAAAACTACCTCACTTAATACCTGTTGTAACAATCGATGGGCTTTTTATATCGTTTGATAAAACTAAGTTAAAACATAAGTTTGATGAAACAATCGGTAAATTCCATTTTTATGACCACTCCTTTTGTCTTCCAAATTATTTAGAGGGAGTTAAAATTGGTGTCACATCGTCTTTTGAAATAACTCACCAATCTGTTGGTCAACCAAATCAAGAATTTTTTGATAGTAAAATTAAGTTCTTAGAAAAATGGAAACATAAACTACCATTAGATTTAAAACCTACCAAGGTATATGTTCCTGAGATTAAAGAAAAACCGTTAAAAAATATTGGTAAAGTTGCAATTATAATCCCAACAAAAGGAAAAGTTAATCTTTTATTTGATTGTGTGTCTTCGTTCTATGAACATTGTAACAAAGACCTATTTGACATTTTTATTGCTGATACTGGGTCATCAGACTCCGAAAAAGAGTTGATTAAAAATAAAGTATTACCCTTTGGTAACATTAAATTATTAGAATACGATTATTATAATTTTGCCAAGATAAATAATGATGTGGTAAAAAACCATATCACCAAAGATTACGAGTTTGTTTTATTCTGCAATAATGACATTAAAATATTAAATAATGTTGTTTATGGAATGTTAAAAATATTTAAAGATAACCCTATAACAGGAACAGTTGGTTGCCGACTTCATTTTGAAGATAATACGGTACAACATGACGGTATGGTTACATTTATTGATAAAAATCAATCTTTCAACCTTTCTCATTTAAACTTACGATGTTACTATTCATATACTTTATCTACTAAAAAACTTGTTGGTAGTACAGGAGCGTTATTAATGATTCGAAAATCGGTATTTGAGAAGTGTGACTATTTTAATGAAAACTATATCAGTTGTTTTGAGGATGTCGAATTAAATTTAAAATGTCTTTTATTAGGTTATAATAATTATTATGATGGTAGTTTAGTGTCTTATCATTATGAAAGTCAAACAAGAAATGAAGACCCTGAGATAAGAAATAAGATGACTCAAGACTATCAAAAAAACTTACTCCCATTTGTTGTAAAACATTTTGATAAATTGAAGGGTCACATGATTGTCGCTTAAAAAATCAAATTAGTTTACATTAAATTAATTTGGCATAAATTTAAATTAAAAATGTCTATGACACAAAAAACAAAACCAAGTAAAAATCAACCTCCTGATGAATCAAAAAAGAATTTAAATAAGAAGGAGTTGATTTGGGAAATTCTTAAAAGAAAAACTAAAGAAAAATTTTTAACTACCAACCAAAAAAAATATTACGATATACTAATCTCAAGTGAAATAACTGTTTGTTCAGGACCTGCTGGTGTTGGTAAAAGTTATATAACCATGAAAGCGGCAATTGATTTAATTGCTGACCCATTAACACCTTACGAAAAGATAATCATCGTAAGACCTGCGGTAGAAGCCGAAGAAAAATTAGGTTCGTTACCAGGAAACGTTGAAGAAAAGTTGGACCCCTATATCTTTCCGTCATATTATTTATTAAATAAAATTATTGGTAAAGAGGCTCGAGAAAAGTTAAAAGAAATTGATGTTATTGAAGTGTTCGCATTGGCTTACATGAGAGGAATGAATATTGATAATTCAATTCTCATTTTCGAGGAGGGTCAAAACTCATCTCCAAGTCAAATGAAACTATTATTAACTCGAATAGGTTTTAACAGTAAATTTTTTATTTCTGGTGATGTTGAGCAATCTGATAAATACAAAAATAAGACTCAGAGCGGTCTATGGGATGCCATCGAAAAATTTAGAGATGGTAAGGACATATCTGTTTTTGAATTTAAAGATAAGAACGATATTGTTAGAAATAAGTTGATAAGTAAAATTTTAGATAAATACGAAGAATAATGAGGATTGGTATTGAAATAAATGGGGTTCTAAGGAACACAATTGGGAAGATTGAACAGACATATCAAAAATTTTTAATTGATAAAACAGATGGTATTGAAAATAAGGACTCATTTGAATATGGAATGACTTTACCTGTCGATAGTTTGGTTTTAAAAAACCATTTTAAATTCGAAAATGATGAGGAGTTATTTTCATTTTTATATGAAGAATTTCCAATGGAAATTTTTGGTCACGCTCAATCATCAGAATATTCAACATTTAACGATTTAAATGACGTATATATTAATCTACGAGATAATCACGATTTGATTATTGTTTCGGACGAAATTGGTAAATCTAAACCGGCATCTTTATTTTTCATATCTAAGTTTGGTTGTCAGTTAGAAAAAATAAAATTTTATAGTAATTACACAATTAATTCTATGTGGGATGAAATTGACCTTTTACTTACATCAAATCCCGCATTATTATTAGAATATCCGTCAGATAAAATACTAATTAAATACGAAACTGACTATAATAAAAACATAAAAACTTCCCATTGTATTAAATCACTTAAGGAATTGGAAGACAAATTAAAAGAGATTATAACATGTTAAAAATATTAGGAGAACACTATTACTTAGATTTGGAAAAAATCGAGGAGTTCACAAATGTAGCTCCATCAGAAAGTTTTACAGGTGTTTCTGAAAATCATATAAGCGTTGTTAAGTATGATATAATTAAACTACTTATTGAAATTTTAATGAGCGAAAATGAACAGATTGATGAGACATTAGGTATAAAAAGTAAGGAGGTGACCATACCATTTAAACTAGCATTTAATAGTTTGATAAATAAAAAATTAATAAACAAATACTAAAAATATGAATCAAGAACAAATTAAAAAAGTAGAAAAATCAATTCAGAACATGAAAGATAAAAAATCAAAAATTTATCTTTTAGTTCAAGACACTAAAGGTCACGCCAAAGCGTCGATTGCCTATAGTTACCGTTTAGGTATGACCCTATCGAAAAAAGGATATAATATGATTATGTTACATGAAAAATCGGATTATACGGGTGTTTCGGAATGGTTAGGTGGTGAATATATGGAATTACCTCATCAACCAATTGAAGGTCAAAACTTAGAAGTTTCTCCTGAGGATTTTATAATTATTCCTGAACTTTATGGGTTCGTTATGAGTCAAATCACAAAATTACCTTGTGGTAAAATTGTTTTGTGTCAATCATATGACCATATGTTAGAAACATTACAACCAGGACAAACTTGGGCACAATTAGGGTTTTATAAATGTATCACAACTTCTGAAGCCCAAAAAGAATACATCTCAAATGTTATGAGAGGAGTATCTATCGATATTATCCCACCATATATTTCCGAAAATTTTAGATTACAAACATTACCACCAAAACCGATGATTGCTATTCACTCTAGAGAACAAAGAGACACCGCAAACATTATTAAAAACTTTTATATTAAATTTCCTCAATATAGATGGATAACATTTAGAGATATGAGAGGACTAACCGAAAAACAATTTGCGGACGCACTACAAGACTGTTTTCTATCGGTGTGGGTGGATGAAACAAGTTCTTTTGGTACCTTCCCTCTTGAGTCAATGAAATCAAATGTTCCTGTATTGGGTTTAGTACCTAATCTTGTACCATCATGGATGAATGAAGACAACGGTCTTTGGATTAATAATAAAAATCAAATAGTAGACTTTGTTGCGGACTTTTTACAAAATTGGCTTGAGGATAATGTTAATGAAAAAATGTATGAGTCAATGTCATTAACTGTAAACGAATCAA